CAGGAAGAAATTGAATCTGTAATGATAAAACACATCAGTGGTCTTTCTAATGCAAAGCGGTCAGAAGTTTTGAAATATCTGAATTTGTTATTGTTGCAAAACACTGAACCTGCACCTGCACATTTGATTGCATTCAGAAATGGAATCTATGACATTTTAGAAGATGAATTGAAACCATTTTCACCAAATGTTGTGATTACAAACCGCATCCCTTGGGACTACAACCCAAATGCATATTCTGAATTGGCAGATAAGACCCTTGACAAGATTGCTTGTAATGATAAGCAGGTCAGAACCATTCTTGAAGAATGCATTGGTTCTTGTTTCTATCGGTCAAACACTTTGGGTGGTGGAAAAGCCTTCATTCTGACAGGTGAAGGTTCAAACGGAAAATCAACTTTTATTGCAATGGTTCAGCATCTTCTGAATGAAGATAATATTTCAGCATTGGATTTGAAAGAACTTGACCAAAAATTTCAGAATGCAGCACTATTTGGGAAATTGGCAAACCTTGGTGATGACATTAGTGATGAATTCATTGTCAATGCATCAATCTTCAAAAAGTTTGTCACAGGTGAAAGGGTTCAAGTTCAGAACAAAGGTGAAAAACCTTTTGACTTCAACAATTATGCAAAATTCTTGTTTTCTGCAAACAACATTCCAAGAATCAAGGACAAGACCGGTGCAGTATTAAGAAGATTGTTGATTGTTCCCTTCAATGCAAACTTTACCAAGGATGACCCTGACTATGATTCAGGCATCAAATACAAACTTGAAGAACAGGAAGTCATGGAATATTTGATTGTTCTTGGAATTGAAGCATTGAAAAGGGTTCTTGAACATGGATTCACTGAATCAGACAAAGTTCAGGAACAGTTGAAGGAATATGAAGAAACAAACAACCCCATCATTGGATTCTTTGATGAAATGCAGATGGAAGAATTTCAGATTGAAAATGAACAGTCTGACAAGGTATTCAAAAGGTATAAAGAATATTGTCTTGCAAACAACTTCAATCCTATGTCAAAGAATGAGTTTTCAAGGCAGCTTTGCAGAAAACTTGGAATGACCACAAAAACCAAGAAAATCAATGGCAAAGTTTACAGAATATATGTGAAAAACTAAAAAGAAAGGACTTGAAAAATATGAATGCAGTTGAAAAAGATGTCAATGAATTGATATTCAAAGAATTGAACAGTGCAAATGAAAAACATCCACTGTTTTCTTCACCCCATCATGGATATGCAGTCATTAAAGAAGAAATTGAAGAAGTGATGGATGGTATGAATATGATGCTTGAAGTGTTTTCAAATGCTTGGTCAGGCATCAAGAAGGATGAAAATGTGTTTGAACAAATCAAAGCAGTCAGAGAAATTGCAAGACATATTGCAACAGAATCAATTCAGGTGGCTGCAATGTGTGACAAATACAATATGTCACTTGCAGGTGATGGTGGTTGTGATGGCAAAGAATAGTCCATTTTATAATCAAGAAGGTTATCCAGACCCTACTGCATACGAAGGAACAAAGGACATCATCAGAACAGAAGCAAAGATTGAAAAGAAATGCAGTTTTTTGATTGATGTTTTGAAGTTCATTATCAGGGAATCAGGATTTGAACTTCTGAACCGCATTGAATTAAAACATATTGAATCAGGGAAGGTGTTCAAATGACAAAACAACAGATTTTTCCAACAATTTTGATTGTATTACAATTTTGTGCATCCTTCCCATACCTTGCATCAGGAAATTGGAAAATGGCGGTTTATTGGTTTGCAGCTGCGGTTTTGAATGCTGCGGTGACATATTGAAAGGTTGTGATTTGATGATATATTCAGGTAGAGAAAAAGAAATCGTTGAAAGGGCAAGAAAAGGTGTTGAAAATAGCACTGCGGAATCTTGTGAACATCTTCTTGTGAAGGTTCTTGATAATTTGACAATTTCAGAAACAGAACTTCTTTCGTTGAAAGCAGTTCTTCATGGTTGTAATACCAACAGAAAACTTGTTGGAAGTCATTTTGTTCATAACATTCATGATTCTGAAAACCGGAAGGAAATTTCTTTTGAAAAGGCAATCCAAAATGTGATGTTACTGATTGAAAGATTGGAAGGTGATGCAAATGAAAATTCCTAAAAAGTTGAAGATTGGTGGCAAAGTTTATGATGTTGAAATCACAGACAAATTGAACATGGGTTCAATAAATTATTCAGGTGAAATCATGTATCAGGATTTGGTCATCAGAATTTGTCCTTCTGCACAAGGAAAGATGGAAGCTGATTTTCTGCATGAAATGTTGCATGGTATATTTGACCATTTGGGATATGTCAATCATGATGAAAAGAAAATTGATGAACTTGCAAATGCTTTGTATATGGTGATTCAGGATAACCCGGAAGTTTTTGAAGGGGTTGATGTGAAATGACCTATGAAGAAGCAAAAGCAGAACTGAATGATTTTGAAGGTTTTTGTCACATGGCTTGTAATAGTTGCAGAAGTGAATGGTATTGTCCTTCATATTGTGATGTTCTTGAAAAGGCATCCAAGATGGACTTTGACCGAATCATCAAATGTTATGCAAGAAATGATGGTGAGATGTGGAAGGTGTTCAGATACATCAAATATTGTAAAAGGTAACACATAAAACACTGCATCTGTTACCGCTTGAAAACCGCATAAAATCAGCAGTTGTTGTGGTTGTGGTAACAGGTAACACATAATTCTTTTTTACTTCAATAATTGATAAAAATTATATGTAAAATTTTTGATGTTCGCTAAAAAATAAAAATATAAGAATATAGGTGTTACCTGTTACCCGTTACCTGAAAATTTTGAAGAAAGGATTGATGAAATTGACTGCAAAGCAGCATTTGAAACAAGGTTATAAACTGAATGAACTGATAAATTCATATATTGAAGAACTTGACCAATTAAGGGCATTGTCAACAAGTATTTCTTCACCGAGTGTGTCAGATATGCCATCAGGCGGTTCAGGAAACAAAGAACCTGCATTTGTCAAGGCAATCATGAAGATTGTTGAACTTGAAAAGAAGATAAATGACAAAATTGACAAGTATGTTGATTTGAAGAATGAAATTTCAGAAACTATTGAACAGTTGAGCAATACAGAAGAAAAGGTTCTGTTGCGGTGCAGATACATAAATTTTTATACATGGGAAACTATATGTGAAAAATTGAATGTGTCTATGCGAACAGTTCACAGAATCCATGCATCAGCACTTCAAAATGTAAAATTGCCAAAATAGTTTGAAAATTGGCACAGTGTGTCATACATTGCTATTGTATGCCATTTATAATGTGATATAATTAGTATAATCAAAAAATTGCACAAAGGGTTTTGTGATGACTTCCCCACAGACCCAATGTGCAATTTTTATTTTCACAGAAAGGCAGGTGTTGCAGATGACCGCAAGGCAACAAAGATTTGCAGATGAATATTTGATTGACATGAATGCTGAACAGGCTGCAATTCGTGCCGGATATTCAGAAAAGTATGCAAGGGGTAATGCTCACAAATTAGTTGCAAATAGTGGCATTCAAGAATATATCCAAAAAAGAATGGCTGAAAAGGATTCTGAACTGATTGCAACACAAGATGAAGTCCTTCAAACCTTGACTGCAATCATGCGAAGGGAAAAGAAGGAAGTCATTGTTGCATCACATAAAGTCAGAAAATCATATTTTGATGAAGAAGGCAGGAAATGTGTCAATGAAGAAGAAGTTCCGGTGATGGTTGAAATTGACACAAAAATTTCAGATGTCAACAAGGCTGCTGAACTGCTTGGAAAAAGATATGGTCTTTTCAGTGACAAAGTAAATGTGGAAAGCACACAAAAGGTTGTGATTGTGGATGACCTTGATGAATGATGCAGTTTTCAAAATGTCAGACTTTGTTGGTGGTGGATATAATGAATTTTGGAAGTTCAAAGGTAGATACCGAATTTGTAAAGGTTCAAGAGCATCCAAAAAATCAAAAACCACTGCACTATGGTTCATCAGCAACCTTTCCAAAAAGAAATACAGTGCAGCAAACCTTCTTGTCATCAGAAAAACATTCAGAACATTGAAGGATTCCTGTTTCACTGAATTGAAATGGGCAATCAATAGATTGGGGATGCAGAACACATGGATTCCCAAAGAATCACCCCTTGAAATTGTAAATGTTGAAACAGGTCAAAAGATATATTTCAGGGGTTTGGATGACCCTTTGAAGGTAACATCAATCACAGTTGACCAAGGTGTTCTTTGTTGGTTGTGGATTGAAGAAGCCTATGAAATAATGTCAGAAGATGATTTCAACACAATTGACGAATCAATTCGTGGTGAAGTTCCGGAAGGGTTGTTCAAACAAGTGACAATGACATTCAACCCTTGGAATGAACATCATTGGATAAAGAAAAGATTTTTTGATGCTGAACCTGACCCTGATATTCTTGCAATGACAACAAACTATTTGTGCAATGAATGGTTGGATGCAGCAGATAAAAAGATTTTTGAAACCATGAAGAAGAACAATCCAAGAAGATACAGAGTGGCAGGTCTTGGTGATTGGGGTATTGTTGATGGTCTTGTTTATGAGAATTGGAAGGAAGAAGCCTTTGTTCTTATGACCAAGAAAGAATTCAATGATATGAAAGAAAATGAAAGACCTGACAATGTGGTGTTCTTGGATGATGTTCAGAATGGTCATGGACTTGACTTTGGATATACCAATGACCCATCAGCAGCATTCATTGGTTTTGTTGATATAAAAAATTCAAAAATCTATGTTTGGGATGAAATGTATGAAAAAGGTCTTTCAAATAAAAAGATTTATGAAAACATTTCCAAATTGGGATATTCCAAAGAAAGATTCACCGGTGATTCAGCAGAACCAAAAAGCATTGATGAATTAAAGGGTTACGGATTGAGAATCACCGGTGCAACCAAAGGCAAAGACAGTGTGAACAATGGCATTCAGTGGATTCAGGATTGTGAAATCATCATTCATCCAAGATGTGTGAACTTCCTGACCGAGATTGCAAACTATACATGGGACAAAGACAAATTTGGAAACAAATTGAATGTTCCAATTGATGATTTCAACCACTTAATGGATGCCATGCGTTATGGTCTTGAAAAATACATCAAGAAGAATGGTTGGATGTATTAGTATCATATTAGTAACAAATAACCCTGATTTCCTTGGAATGATGGGTTTTTGTATATATTACTTCATAAAGAAAGGCGGTGAAAAAGAATGCTGAAAGAAAATGAAATCTATAATCTGATTCATGAAGATGCTATCAGTGCAAGGAAACAATCAGCATCAGTTGGTCAAAGGTATTATGAAGGCAAACATGACATTCTGCATTATAAATTGTATTATTACAATGCAGATGGCAAGTTGGTTGAAGATGAAACAAGAAGCAACATCAAAATATGTCATCCATTTTTCACCGAATTGGTTGACCAATGTGTTCAGTTTATGTTGTCCGGGAATGAACCTTTTGTCAAGTCTGATATTCCTGAACTGCAAACTGAATTGAACAAATATTTTGGTGAAGATTTCAAATCTGAATTTGCTGACACCTTGACTGACACTTGTGCAGGTGGTTTTGGATATATGTATGCATATAAGAATATTGATGACAGAACTTCATTTGAATTTGCTGATGCAATGGGTGTTGTGGAAGTCAGAGCAAAGGACAGTGATGACCATACAGAATATGTCATTTATTGGTATATTGACCGCATTGACAAAGGCACAAAGAAGGTCAAAAGAATTCAGGTATGGGATGCAAAACAAACCACATATTTTGTGCAGATAGATGATGGAAAGATTGTCAAGGATGAAGATGAACCAATGAATCCAAGACCACACATCCTTTATACAAAGGACAATGATGATTCTTTGTATTATGATGGATTTGGTTTCATTCCCTTCTTCCGTATTGATGCAAACAGAAAACAGAAAAGTCATCTGCATCCAATCAAAGATTTGATTGATGACTATGATTTGATGGCTTGCGGTCTTTCAAACAATCTGCAAGATGTCAGTGAAGCATTGTATGTGGTCAAAGGTTTTCAGGGTGATAACCTTGAAGAAATGATTCAGAATATCAAGGTCAAGAAACATATTGGTGTTGAACCTGATGGTGATGTGGATGTCAAGACAATTGACCTTCCATATAATGCACGAATGAACAAACTTGATATTGATGAAAAGAACATATACAGGTTTGGAATGGGATTCAATTCTGCACAATTGGGTGATGGCAATGTGACCAATGTGGTCATCAAATCAAGATATGCACTTCTTGACCTGAAATGCAATAAACTTGAAACCAAGGTCAAATCCTTCTTGAAGAAGTTGACAAAAATTGCATTGCAGGAAATCAATGAACTGAATGGCACTGATTATCAGTTGTCAGATGTGTATTTTGAATTTGAAAGAATTGTCATGACCAATGCATCAGATAATGCACTGATTGAAAAGACAGAAGCAGAGATTCAGCAAATCAGACTGACAACAATTCTGAATGCAGCTGCAAGGCTTGACAATGACACTGTTCTTCATGCGATTTGTGAACTGTTTGAACTTGATTTTGAAGATGTCAAAAGCAAAATTGAACAGAATCCGGTTGTGGATTTGAATGGTGCAAGTGAAGCACTATTGAATGCACCAATTGATGATTCAGGCGGTGATGGTAGTGAATAAAAGACAGAAAGAAGTTTTGCAATTAGCACTGCAAGATGAAGATGCAGTTTTGAAGGCACTTGAACACAATTACACTGTTGCACTTGCTGACATCAAAAGGAATATCAGAGAACTTCAAGCAAATCCCCTGACCCAATCAAAAGCATATCAATTGGAATTTCAAAAGCAATTGGAAAGTCAGGTTTCCGGAATCCTTGACAATCTTCAAGGAAAGAATTTTGCATCAATTGCTGATTATCTCAATACATCATATATCAATGGATTCATTGGAAATATGTATGATATGCAAGGACAAGGTGTTCCCTTGATTATTCCTATTGACCAAAAGCAGGTGTTGAAAGCAGTTCAAAAGACAGGTGATGATTTCAAACTGTCAAAGAAACTTGGTGGTTCTGTTACAAAGTTGAAGAAACAGGTGCAATCAGAACTGACAAGGGGTCTTGCAACACAGTTGTCTTATATGGACATTGCAAGGAACATTTCTGATTATGGTATTGCTGACATGAACCGGGCAAAGAACATTGCAAGAACAGAAGGTCACAGGGTTCAGAATGAATCAAGATTTGATTCAATGAGAGCTGCAAAGGAAAGGGGTGCTGACATTGTAAAACAATGGGATGCAACACTTGATGGTGCAACAAGAGAAGAACACAGACTTCTTGATGGTCAAATTGTTGAAATTGATGAAGATTTCACAATTGATGGTTATTCTGCACCTTATCCGGGCGGTTTTGGTGACCCATACATGGATTGTCATTGCAGATGTGCAGTTCTGCAAAGGGCAAGATGGGCGGTCAAAGATGAAGAATCATATCAGAAATGGAACAATGAACAAGGTGGATTTATCAAATGCACCGGATTTGAAGATTTCAAATCACAGTATTTGAAAGCAACCAAACAATAGTTTGATTTGAGCATCCAACAAAGGGTGCTTTTTTCATACCTTCTTCAAAAGTCAGAAGTAAAACAGAGCATTCAAAAGGCAAGATGTAACTTGTAAAAATCATATTTTTGAAAGGTGGTATTTAGACCATGACATTACAGGAAATTTTGAAGGCAAAGGGTTTGTCTGATGAAGATGTTGAATCTGTCATTGGTGAAATGAAACAGAATAAGATTTTCACCGCAACAGAAGAAAACCTTGACATCAGATATGGCAAATTGAAAGGTGATTTTGATAATCTCACCAAGAAAGATGCTGAATCAACACAGTTGATTGAACAGTTGAAGAAAAGCAATGCCGGCAATGAAGGACTTCAACAGAAAATCACTGAATATGAAGGCAAGATTCAGAACTTGGAACAGGAATTGCAACAGACAAGAATTGAATCTGCTTTGAAGGTTGCTTTGCTTGAAGCAAATGTGACTGATGTTGATTATCTTGCATTCAAAATCAAGGAAAAGGGTGAAGTGGCACTTGGTGATGATGGCAAAATCAAAGGTATTGATGACACCATTGCAGCACTGAAAACACAGTTCCCCCAACATTTCACATCTGAATCCAAAAAGAAGATTGATGAAAACAAACTTCCGGGTTCTGATGATGGTCATGAAGGTATGACCAAAAAAGACCTTCTGTCAAAACCTTATGCGGAAAGGCAGAAGATTTTTGCTGAAAATCCTGATTTATTCAGGGAAGTAATGAATTCTTAAAAGAAAAATTTGAAAGGTAAAGGTGATTTATTATGGCAGTAACAATGATGAAAAACATGATTAACCCGGAAGTTATGGGTGCAATGATTGAAGCAAAGG